AGTTAGACAGTATTTTAAAAAAATAGTAGATGGTAATTGGTTTAAAAAAATTACTAATCCTTATAAAATTATAGATCAATGTAGTTACATCACAAAAGATGATCCTTATTATGAAAAAGTTAAAAGAAAATAAAGAAAGAGAAGTAATACAAGCAGAGGCCCTTAAAGCCTTAAAGGATAATAATTTTACTGGGACTGTTTGCTTATCTACAGGTACTGGAAAGTCTAAGGTAGCAGTGGATTGTATGAAGGAAGGTAATTTCAAAAACATTCTTATAACAACTCCAAGGATAAATCTTAAAGCTAGTTGGGAACACCAATTAGAATTATGGGGATATTTTGGGAATGTTACTATAGAAAACATACAGTCTGTTTATAAATGGGAAACTTCTGATCTTGCCAAATTTGATCTCATTATAGTAGATGAGATTCATTTTATTGGGCCTGAATATATCAGGTATATAGATATAGCAAATTATATTAACATACCAGTAATAGGACTTACAGCTACTCCAAACCTTAAAGATTTATTTAAGAGTGAGGTTTTGTATAAGTCAGTTCCTATAGTATATGAGTATTACAATTCTGAACAGGATAGTATAATTAATAAAGTTAACTATTTTGTTCTAATGTATACTCTAAATGATAGTTACAAAGTTTTGGAAGGAACTAAGAACAGGTCTTGGTTAACTGGAGAAAAGAAGGCTTATGATTATTATAATAAAGTTATGGAAGACTCCAGCAATGAAATAAAAGACCATTACTGGAAATCAATTAAAAAAAGAACTTTCTATAAGTTATTGGAAGATGGCCTAACTTCAGAAGATAAGTCTTTTCTCAGGGATGCAATTTCGAAAGATATAGAGAATTTCAATGAGGCTGTAAACAGAAGATTTGAACTTCGGGACATGAGTAATAGATTGTATGGAGCAGTAAAGGATATAAGAGGATATAATTATTTCTGGCTAGGAACCAAAGCCTCCAGACATTTAGCATCCAAAGATACTCCTTATCCTGTAAAGGATCTTATTAGAAAGTATATGTGGGCAATGAATAAGAGAAAAACCTTATTATGGTCTTTAAATAGTTCTCTTATAATGGCTCTGGAAGCTAAGGAAAAGATTCTGACTGCCAACCCTAATAATAAAGTATTGCTTTTTTCGGAACTTACAGAACAAGCTGAGAAATTATCAGATTATTCTATTCATTCCAACAACGGAAGTACTGCAAAAACAATAAAAGAGAATAATAAGAATCTCCTAAATAAGTTTAATTTAGGAGAAATTAGGGAATTGTCAAGTTGTATGTCTCTGACTTTAGGATTAAATATGTCTCATGCAAATTGGGCTATATTTGAGTCTTTTAGTGGAAGTGACGTTAATTCCAAGCAAAAGAAAGGAAGACTGAATAGGCTACCTGTTGATGATGTTGCAAATGTGCTTGTAATATTACCTATACAGACACAGGCTGAAGTTTGGTTTGAAAAGGCTTTTGATTGGGTAGAGGATTTTACAGTTATTAAGAGTCTTGATGAATTACCATTATGGGAATAAATAAGAAAGTTTTTATAGAAGATAGGGATGTACCGGAGGAAATACCGGTGCATCTCTCCGAAGACTTTGAAAGAGAGAATGATAAATTAATTTATTTACAATTATTAGAAGAAGAATATGAGTGGCATAACTTTTTATCCGAAAGATCTGAAAAATAACAGGAAATTATCAATATCGGATATAGTGTTATTAAAGACTATATATTTAAAGGAAAAGCAAGTGTTCAAAGCTTTTATTGAGTCTGCAACTTTGAGGAGAGTCTTGGAAGTACTAAAGAAATATGAAGATGATGGTTACATAAAAATTACTGATGAAATCCACAGTGAGTCTGATATGGATAATATAGTAATCAGACAAGCTTTAGATGAGATGTTTAAAGAAGAGATTAATAATGCAGACGAAGTTCTGACATATCTCAACTACAAAATTACTTCGGGAGGTTCTTCCAGTAAAAAAGGTTTTTCTTTAAAATCCTCAGCTAACAAGAAATTTATTAACGCCAGACTGGCAGAAGGGTATAGTGTAGAAGAATTAAAAATGGTGATTGATTCTAAGTTTAGGGAATGGTCAAAGACAGATTTTGCAATGTATCTGAGACCAGAAACTTTATTTAACCCCACTAAATTTGGATCATACTTAGTTAAAGCTTATGGAGACAAAGAAAACACAGGAACAAGTAATTTCACCCTCTCAACAGAGGATTAGTGAGCTGAGGGAGCTAAAGGATAGGAAGGAACAGGGTATTTTATCAGGAATTCCTTTGTGGGATTATTTCCCTTCTTTAGCTAAGACAGTACCCACTATAGACAAGGGACAGGTAATATTAAATGCAGCAGCCAGTGGTGTTGGTAAATCAATGATAACCAGATATAAGGATATTATAGCTCCTTGGAGGTTTGTAATGAAGAATCCACAGTATAAAATAGATCTTAAATTTGTCGTATTCTTATTGGAAGATGATAAAAACAGATTCATTGATTACTTAATTGCTGGGCTGTTGTATATAAGATATAATATTGCAATCAGTCCAAAAGAACTAAGAAGCTCCTTTGAAACTACTCCTTCAAAAGAACTATTTGATAAGATTGAGGAGATAAGACCTTACTTGGATGATATACTAAGCAGATGTGATATTCAGGATAGTATATATAATGGGTATGGGATTTATAAGTACTGCAGGATGAAGTCAGAGGAATGGGGAACCCATTATTATACTGACCTTTTAGGTAAAGGAATGTTAATAACCAGATCTGCTTACAATGACTTACCAAAATTAGATATAAAATATGAAGAGAATTCATTAGAAGAGCTTATAACTAAATTTAGCATTGATCCTTCCAAGTATAGTAATTTCTGGAAATATTCCCACTATGTTCCTGACAATCCCAACCAACATGTTATAACTGTAACAGATAATATTAATTGTCTTGTACCAGATAAACATGAAAAGGATTTAAAAAGTGCTATGGATAACTTCATGTATAATTATATGAGGAAGAATGTGGCAAAACATTGGGGATGGACTGTAGTGGCTGTACAACAGAATGTAGGAGGAGCAGAGGAACAATCTTTTGCCCTGTTAAAGGGGAATAGTATTGTGGAGAAACTAGTGCCTAGTTTAGATAAATTAGGTGACTCTAAACTTACCCAAAGAGCTTGTCATTTAATATATGGATTATTTGATCCTTATAGATATGGCATAGAAGAATTTTTAGGATATAACATCTCTTTGTTAAAAGACAATGTTAGATTTTTGTATATCTTAAAGAATAATGATGGTAAGTCAAATATCATAGTTCCTTTATTTTTCATAGGAGAAAGCTCTTATTTTAAAGAGATGCCAGATCCTAAGAGTATAAAGCCTGATGTATATAATATGTTAAAAAAAAGAATTATAGCAACTTAAATTATTAAAATGAGTGATAAAAGGTCTAAACAGGTATATTGTTACCAAGTGGTAAGTAACGGAACTGCTGTTTATGTAGAAAGAACATTTCCCTCTATTACAAGTGCTGCTAATTATTTTAATATTAATAGAAGCACTCTTTCCTACAACTTAGGTAAAGAAGGTTATATGCTGGAAACTACTGATGAAGCTACTGGTGTTAAGTCTATGTATGTATTGACTTTTAACTATTTAAATGCTGAATTACCCAAAATTCCAGTTAATTCTGTGCAGGGTAATTATAAGCCTGAAGAGCTGAAACATGTTCAAGACAGGCCTGTTACCAAGACTATTACTTTTTGGAGAAAAGTGTTAAATTTTTTTGGAATTAAGTGGTAAATTTTGTATATTTGTAGTTTAAAAAAGCATAGGATGAGAACTTTAGCAATAATTCTATTGCTACTAGTTTCCTTAGATTTAAATATAAACTCTCACTCAAATTACGTTCATTGTATTAGCCATACAAATGAATGGGAATGGGATAATCTTATAAATAAACTGATTCAGGTAGAGTCAGAAGGAGACAGTACTGCAATAGGAGATGGAGGCAAGGCAGTAGGTATATTACAAATACATCCCATAATGGTTAGGGAAGTAAATAGGATTTTAAACCAGAATAAATATTCTTATGAGGATAGATATTCTGTACATAAGTCCATTGAAATGTTCAATATTTATCAGAGTAAATATAATCCTGATAAAGACTTAGAACTTGCTGCTAAACTATGGAATGGAGGAAGTACTTATTATCTTAGATTAGATAAAGTAGAATCCTATTGGAAAAAAGTAAACAAAATTAAATAGTAAATATGGAGCTAGTAAAAGAAGTAAGAAAGCCCAAGGATATTAATCCAAACATGCAGATAATATATAGTGTCCCCAAAGCAGGGAAGACCACTATAGTATCCCATCTGCCAAATCACCTCATATTGGAACTAGAACCCGGAGGTGCTAATTATATAGAAGGTAGGGTTCAAGAAATCAGTAAGGCAAGTGAATTTAATGAAGTACTTAAACTCATTGCCAACAGTCCTGACAAAGTGTGTGATTACCTTGTAATAGATACTATAACAAGGCTTGATGAGTGGTCTGAAATTGTAGGGACTTATAATTATATGCAAAAGCCTCAGGGAAAAAAGTTTAATAGGATTGGTGAGGATGCCAATGGTAAGATGATCTATCATACTGATGTGAGGTTTGAAACAGTTCATAGTTTGGGTCAGGGTTTTGGATATGCTCACAGCAGGGCAGTAATGAATGACTGGTATGACGCCCTGCTTAATTTGGTTATTACTGGAAAAGTAAAACATATTATACTACTTGCCCACGTAAAAGATAAACTAGTTGAATCCAGAAATGGAGACTCTGTGGAAACTATTGACATTAATCTTACTGGAAAAGTTAAAAGCATCTATGCCTCAAAAGTAGATGCTGTAGGTCATTTTTACAGAGAGGATGGTAAGGGTTTTATCAGTTATAACAATGAGTATAAAGTAGTATGTGGGGGAAGATGTCCTCATTTGGATGGTAGTATTCAGGTGTCAGAGAAAATGCCGGATAAGACTGTAAAAGTAGATTGGGGTAAAATATATTTAAAAACAGAATAAATATGGCAATTACATTTAATTTTAAAAAGAAAAAGAAAGAAGAGCCTGAGAGGTTTAACTTTCCAGTTATTACCCAGAAACCTTATTCTGGAGAAAAAAGCTCAGTAGCTAAATTTGCTTTAAACAAAGCAGCCCTGCTTGAAATGAGGTATCCAGAAGATCTGAGGGGATGCAAACTTTCCGTAGCAATGGATGATGTTTCTGGAGAAATTGTGCTTATTAACAGTACAGACATGATTACGGAACACCAGTTTAATGTAAACATGGATGGAACTGTAAATAGTAAGTTCCTTATGGAAAGGCTTACCAAATTCTTTGGGCATTCTCCTGTAGAAGAAGTAGACTTTTCTTTGGAGCACAGTATGGACGAAGATAGTGGATACTCAATATTCTATGTAGATGTTTTTGGAAAAGATACGGATATGTTAAAAGAATCAGAAAATCTGGATGGCCTATTCAATGAAGAAGACTTCTATGAAAAAGAAGAGAATCCTGAATTAGAACAGCCCTCAAATGATATGTTTGCGGGTATTTAATTAGAAGTATTAACAATTAAATAATTTATATATGGCAGTAACATCAAGCGGAACAGGAACAGAATCCTCTGGACTAAGAGTTACAGGGGTTTTAAAAGTCAAAGATGTTCTTATTAATCCTACTAAGGAGGAATTGGAAAACTATGGAGTAACATGGAAAAGTCCTGATTATGAGTTAAATGATCCTGAAAGGGGATCAGGGCGTATTATTGACTTCTATTTTAAAGTAGATGATGGACAATTTCCAGAAAGAATTCCTTCAATTATATTGAGTACCAGATTTTATTTGTACAACTCCGTGAGGAAGAGTCAGAATAATAATATTCAGTTCATTAACTCACTTGGCAGAACAGCCTTTGCATCTGATGAAAACAACCTTCCTTCTTATTTTGAAACTAAGGGAGCAAGACCCGCTTTGGAGGGAGAAGAAAGTATCATTAAGTTTATTAGGGCTTGGGGAGATGTTCGTGGTCAGGATGATTGTACCCTAGACACTATTAAGGATATTGCTAAGGGTAATATCAAGGAATTAAAAGAACTGGAGAGGGCATGGACAACAAGGAAATTAAAAGTTCTAGTAGGTCTTACCAATACCGGGGAAGATAAGTTTCAACATGTAGTTTATAATAAGGACTTTTGGAGGGTATATGCAAATACTGTATATATACCAAGCACCAAAGCTACAAAGAAATTTGATGTTGGTATTCCAGAACTTATTGCTTCTGATTACTTTGAATTTAAAAAGGCAGACATTGTAAGTACAGAACCTACAATATGGGATGAAAAAAAACTAAAGGCACACAAGGGTAAAGTGGTTGTTCCAGACCCAGACCCTGATCATGTTCCTGAAAGTTATGATTATCAAAAGAATGATCTTCCTTTTGAAGACCCAGAATTAGGAGACACTTTGGGCCCAGATGTAGCCCCTTACTAAAACCTTAAATTTTATGATTCTTCATTATGTAAAAACATATGAAGAAGTTCTCCAACAGATAGATGAAGCGAGTTTAGCTCGCTTCTATCTGTCTATGGAGCCAGACAGATTCTATAAGTCTCTGTTTAGGAAAGACTCCCATCCTTCAGCCAGATTATACTATAATAGTAGAGGCAGACTACAGTACAATGATTTTGTGAATCATTTAAGTCTCCCCTTTGCTATAATGAGGTATAAAGGTTGGGATAATAGATCCTTCTTTATTAATGTTACAGAAGATTTTAAGTTAAAGTCTTCTTCAGTAGAGTTAAATACGTTTAATAGTAATAAATCACAAAATAATTTTGCTTATGCGACAGACTTAATAAAAAAAGAGACTCTAATTGAACGAAAGATAAGATCTTTTGAACAACATGATGTGGAATTCTGGAATCAATTTGGGATTAATATATCTTGGTTGCAACATCCAGCAGTAAAAGTGAATCCTATATCTCATTTTTGGATAAATAACAGGAAAGGATACAGAAGATACAGTTCTGAAAAATACTCTTATTGCTTTGACTATTTCAGATATGAAAACAGATATTTGAGAAAAATATATCAACCTTATTCCAAAAGAGTAAAGTGGATCTCAAATGTAGTATCTGGAGAGGGAGGAGTATGCCAGCTTTGGGAAACTTTACCTAAAGAGGGAAGAGATTTATTGATTGTAACTTCATCTTTAAAAGACGGAGGGACTATTTACTGCAATACATTTAATATATTTAATCGTGGAGAAGGAATATTTACTATAGCCCCTAATAATGAGGGTGGATTCCTTCCTGATCAAATAATACCAAAGTTAAATGATAGATTTGGAAGAATACTTACTTGGTTTGACAACGATGAGGCTGGTATATCAGCAGGTAAGAAATACCAAAGTAAGTATGGATGGCAACCTATATTCAATCCAACTCGTATAAGAGAAAAAGATCCTTCTGACTTCAGAAAGAATTTTGGACATAGGGAGTTTATATCCCTGTTTAAATATTTAGTTTATGATACTTAAAGAAATAACATTTCCTGAATTCCCCACACACGTTCCTTTGACCAAGAATAAGAGTTTTAAAATTTCTACTCAGAGTATTTACAATTCAAAACTCCATCATCATAGCAGAAGTACGGTTATTTCAAAGATGAAAGAATATATTACAGGGGTTTTGCCTGAAAATACATTCATTGATTCTAGGATGTTTCCAGTAAAGCTAGAATTAATCTTTTATGCTCCTGTTAATTGGGGATCTGTAAGGATGAGTAAGGGGATTATTAATTGGAAAACTCCTCCTGAAAATTATAAACCTACCCATGATTTAGACAATTTTGCTTGGATTTGGAGTAAGGTTATTCAGGATTGTCTGGTTAGTGTTCATATCATACCGGAGGACACTGTAGCCTTTGTAAATAATTTAGAGTATAAATATGAGCAGGTTCCAGAATTTAAAGATAGAAAAATACACTTAAAAATAATAAAAGATGTATAATTTTAAGACCCTCTTACGTGACTGTGTTCTAATAGTAAGTACTGTAGTTATTATGGCTGTTATGACATTCATAATTTTACTTTCCTTATTTTTCCCAGTGATCATATCTTGGTTTACAGGATGTTGGTGGTATATGTTATTATATCCAGTAATGCCTTTTATATTGCCAGCAGCAATATTTTTATTTCAATTTTTTATATCCCTTCTTGAAGTAATTTCTAAGGGTAAACTTTGAATTTTTAAGAACTATTAATATGATTAGAACCAGTTTTATAACTGAAAACCAGTTATACGCAATTCCTTTGCCTGAAAGAACAGAATCTTATACTCCTATAGATAATGGGAGGATAGTGGATCTTATTAAGGAAGAGGCAGATAAAAGAAATCTTTTTATTTCCGGGTCTAAGTTTAAAGCATCCAATAATATGAATAAAGTAATAGGACAATTCAATATTTTGTCCAATTACTCTGAATTAGGCTTAATGGTAGCCTATAGAAACTCCTCAGACAAGAGCAGGAGTTTTGGATTAGGGTTGGGAGCAGTAGTATGGATCTGTGAAAATGGAATGATAAGTGGTGAAGTAGTGGTTAAAAGAAAACATACTGAAGATGCTGACCAAGATGTCAGTTACAAAATTATTGAAGGGTTTGCCCTTATAGAAGATAATTTTGGAAAAATGATAGAAGCACAGCAGAAACTCCAATCTGTTACTATAGACCATAAAATAACTTCAGAATTGGTAGGAAGAATGTTTATGCAACATGAAATTATTAATACCTACCAATTAAATTTGTTAAAGAAAGAATGTGAAGAGTCTCAAGTGTTTCAAACAGTATATGAACCGGGGTTCAGTGCTTGGGATCTTTACAATAACACAACACATGTTTTAAAGGAGTCACACCCCGGAAATTATATTTCTGACCACATTAAGCTTCATGAGTTTATGATGTCAGAATTTAAATAGAATTATTATTAATATCAATTTTATAAAATTTAAGAAAAATGAGAACTATTAGGTTAAAACTTTTCACTCAGACAGCAGTAGAAGCATTACAAACTGCAGCAAGAACTTTTGGTGAACTGAAAAAAGAGATTCAGGACAATCCTTCTTTAAGTGAAAAAATTAATTTTTCAAATGTTCAGTTTATTGAAAGGGACACCAAAGTAATTTATGGTGCTATTGATGATGCAATTCTTCCTTCAGTTGATTGTATTATGTTTGTAACCCCTACCAAAACTAAGTTGGGAGCTTTGCCAACTGTTTCTGAATTGGAAGATATGAGTTATAATGAACTTCGTTCCTTAGGATCAAGGTGGAATAAAGAGGACTCTGCAGGATTGGATATCTCTGGAAAGAGGGCTGATATTCTGATAGAGCTTATAACTTATGTGAGTGTTATGAATGAGTCAGTTAAGGATACTGAAGTAACTCCTCTGGTACTTACTGCTTTGGATAAGGTTAAGACTATTGAAAAGTATGCTTCAGAACTTACCAAAGAAATTGAAGGACTCATCAGTATGGCAAAACAGCCTAAAGAAGAGCCTTCAGTAGTTAAGGTTACTATAGAGATGCTGGATAAAGAAGCCAAGGCTCTTGCACAGCTTTTTAAAAAGTAGAGAAAATAAACTTATAATTAAAGGATGGGTATCTAATATATCCATCCTTTTTTTATTTAAAACGTTAAGTATGATTATTAATGAATTGCTTAATTTACCCGATAAAGAGTTAAGGAGTGTACTAATATCTGAAGAAGATATGAAGAAAGCATCCTATAAATCCATTATAAAGGCTGGGGACTATGCAATAAGATCCAGTATTTATAATGAAATGGTGTCAGAAGGTTTAGAAGACTCTCCAGACTTTTTTAAAGAATTGGAAAAGAATGATTTTTATGTTGGCAAAGCTGTTAACATATTTAAAGATAATTCTGGCAGAAAAAAAGTAGTCCTAGATTCAGGCACTTCTTTTTCAGTCTTACCTTATAATAGCCAGTTTAAATTAACCTATGAAAGGTTTTTAGATATTAAGAAGGTATATCAATATTATAAGTGGTATCCCAAAACAATCACAGGAGTATTAAACTTGTTAGATAACACGTTAAAAAAAATATTTACTGAGGATAGGTATGATATAATCGTAGAAGGTAGGTCTCTTAATGATGCAAAAAAGCATTTTGCTACTGCACAATATGAAAATTTAAAGAGTAGTAGAGATATTGATGTAATAATACACTATCCAGAAATTACTATATCTAATACTACAGGACTTACCCATACTATGAAAGATATATATTGTATTTTTAACTTCTGGTTTAGCAGTGCGGGGTTTTACAGAAATAACTTTACTTTAACTAAAAGTACATTCTCCACAAAAGAAATATTGGATTTTGATAGTGCTTATATACACTCTCATGTTAATGCCTGTTTTCCGGGTAAAGCAGGAGGATTTTGTTTTGGTGTTTCTCCTTATAGGGACGTTATGGAAAAAGCCTCTGGAATAAGATTTCATAAACAAATTAACCTGCAAAACCTATTTATAAGTTTAGAAAGTATATTGTCTTGGGAAAGTATAGAAGGAACTCCTTTTTATTACATATCTAGAGTAGTTGATAAAAGGTTTAAACAGGATACCCCTAGATCATCTGGTCTTATAGATGTATACCAGGAGGATATAGATTACTTATATTCCATAATGGATAATTTTGAATATACATTTAAAAGTAAACAAGGAGATAGAACTATTTCTATAAGCATTGATGAAACTATAGAATCTAAATTATTTGAGTACATAAAAGAACAAAATGTAACAGATGATGATAGAATCTGTATGGGTAGGGATGGAGTTTATTATAAACCCAATAAAGCTTTTGAAAAGGATATTAGGACTTTTAAAAATCTGTATATTGGGAAGCCCGTACTCAAGTTTAAAGGAAAAACTATAAGGGTTTATATAGAAGAAGGAGAGGAGGAAGAATATGTACCAAACGCAATAAGTCGTTCTTACTTAAAAGCATTGAGTAATAGAATAGGAAATGATTTTTTTGAATATTTAAGCATTAAAGAAATATAAAATGATTACAAGCATAAAAAAAAGAGAAGATGTTAAGGAAGTAAACAATAGACCTTCTTCCATTACTATAGGTAATATAGGTAAAATAAAAATAAGCAAAGAATTAAAGGCACAAATTGATTACCTACACAGACTGGTAGGAGCAATAGAATGGTCTGGAATATTGCTTTATAAGCTAACTTCGGGTAATTTGTCTGAGTTAAAGGATCTTGAGTTTTCTGCAGAAGCAGTATATCCTATGGATATTGGAAGTAGTGCCCAAACTTCTTTCTCATACTCTGCTGACAGCGTAGTTCAGATGTATGATTTAATACCAGAAGCTATAGATCTTAATGTAGGAATGATCCATACCCATCATAATATGGGAGCTTTTATAAGCGGAACTGATTTTAATGATTTGATGGAGAACTCCTCTGCATATAATTTCTATATGTCTTTAGTAGTGGATTTTGCCGAAACTTATGTATGTAAATTGGCCATACCTTCCAATACTGATATTTCTAAGGTATTTTATATTTTAGATAATGATGGGAACAAAGTACCTATTTCTAGAAATTATGAAGAAAAAGAAATATTGATAGGAGAATTAACTGTTGAAATTGCTCCTTTAGACTCCATCCCTAGTTGGATGCCTGATAAAGTATCAGAATTAAAGAGAATAAAGTATGAAGAAGACAGGGTAAAAAGTAAGTATGCTTCTAATAAGACAGCAACTAATACAAGATTTACCCCGCAACCTTCAGTAAGGGATTATGACAGTGATCTTATGGACTTTAATAGGTATCTTGATGAATGGGATAAACCCTCAAGATCTTTTGAAAGCACATTTAATAACAAAAGTGCTCTCTTATCTGACATAAATCCCAAAGCAAAAAAACCTGTTACACCTATTAGGCAATTTATATCTGCTATATTGATGGGAGCTGATTTTTTTACCCTAGATTCCCTTCCAATTGTAGATGAGGTAATAGAAGAGTTTAATACACTATCCAAAATAGATTTAGAGATAATGGTTGACTCTTTTGATGATAATGTGGAGCTTGCTTTTGAGATGGTCTATCCTAATTTAAGTGTTACAAAAGGTAATGTGTGTGATAAAATGGTGGAAGCTTACAAAGAGCTTTCTGGATATAAAAATCTCACTACCAATATGAAATTCTTAAAAAGAATGTTTTTTAATTACATTAAAGCTTATAAATAATGGGAGAATATAAAGCAAGATTTAAAGATGCACCTTGGTTTAATGAAAAACCTGATATATTAATCGCTGGTCTGGGAGGTATAGGCAGTAATGCTGCCTATTGCCTCACTAAAACAATAAATGGTTCATTTATACTTGTAGATATGGATAGGGTAGATCCTATTAATATTGGAAGTCAGTTCTTTATGGAAAATAATATTGGGAAAAGCAAAGTTAACGCCACTTCCCTTAATATAAATTCTTTTCTGGGAGAACAGTCTCCTAAGATAATGGAAGCAGTTAATTTTATAAAGGAGGATACTATTATTCCTACTAAATTTACCATTTATATTTCTGCTTTTGACAATATGAAAGCCAGAAAAGACCTCTTTAATTTGTGGAAAAAGAACCCAAACAGAGAGCTATTAATAGATGGTAGATTAAGGGCCAATTATTATCAGGTATTTGTAGTTACTCCTGAAAGGGAAGAAGAATACGAAAAGACATTATTTGATAATTCTGAGGCAGATGATGGAGTGTGTACCTTTAAGCAGACTGCTTATTTTGGTATGTTGATTGGTGCTAGAATTACTCATATGGTAGTGAATTATTTGAGTAATAAAGCTTTTGGGGAAGAAATAAACTCCTTACCATTTATGGTAGAAGAGGCAGGAGATGCTGTATGGATAAATATAAAAGAATTTGAAACTGAAAAAACAACTACAGATGAGATTATATCCAAATAAAGATTATATTCCGTTAGCTTGTATAGGAGATGATTATAGCGTGAACTCTATACCAAATGTAATGGAGTTTGTTAGAAATATTGGAAATAGACATTCGTTTAATTCTATGTCAGATGTTGATGTATTATTATCTGATCCATATATTGCACTCCGTCCTGTACATGTAGTAAAAACTCCTAAATCTAAGCTTATTATAAGTAAGTACTTTTTCATTAGAATACACCCATCAAATATGTCTCTTGATGTAACAGAAAATGAGCATATTCGGGTAGAGTATATCTCTGTAATACATAAGTCCTTATTGGGTACAAAAACTATTAAAGAGTATATGGAAAGCCCATATAGAGTATTTAGTGTAATAAGCTCAAAATATACTCCTTTTACATCTAAAGTAGCCAAATCATTTGGTCTTAACTTTAGAGATAGAATGGAAACTACTCCTGAGGCATTAAAGTATAATTTGTTTGGGGGATATAATCCTGACATAAATGATTATGACGATGCTGTTCAAATTGCAAAGAGTAATGAGTTTATTAACTATAAGAGGGTTGGATTAGTAGGTTCTAGTTTAGCCGAGGTTTAATGGTTGGTTTTGTTTTTATTTTTAGCAGGGGGAGAAATCCCCTTGCTTTTAAAGGTCTTTAAAATTAAAAATTAAAAGTATGGTTAGAGAACAAAAACTTTTAGAATTATATGCTGAAAATCTAGTTAGGGCAGATGAACTGTTGGAGGAAGTCAAAAGAACTTTAGAACTCTATTTAGAATCTTTAGAAAATGAAAAAACCCTAAAAGAGATTATCACTGAAATTGAGAATTACCAAATATCCGCTCAAGCTAGGGATACTTGGAACTAAAATTATATAATATGAAAACAGTTAATTTATCAGAATTACCAGAAATTATTAATTCTGGAGAAGAGATTATTAACTTTATGTTGGATAATGGTTATGACACTTTAGTAAATGATAAGACTAGTGGTATGGAATACTCTATAGATGATGTATTGGAGAGTAAAGAATATTTATTAATAATTAAAAGATTGGTATGAACATGATAGCATTTTGGATTGTAGTTGGAATAATAACCCTTTTGTATAGTATTCTATTTGTAAAAGATCTTAATAATATTACGAAACAAATTGAAATTCTTAAACTGATGCAGTTTTTTTTTTATTTTCAATTATTACTTTTCTTCTAGTAATCTCAAATTTAGAGCTTAAAGATGCTAGAGATAAACTCAAAAATAAGTGTCCTGAATTGGAAAGAATTGAAAATGTTTATAGGATTAAATAACATAACAAAAGAACAAATCATCGAAGGGAATAAACTCATACCAGAGTTTATGAGATGGAAATATCATCCAGAAACAGCTAATCATGGAATAATAGATAATACTTGGGAATATAAAAAAGGATATTATCATTTTGAGTTAAGATTCCACAAATCATGGGACGTGCTGATGCCTGTGGTTGAGAAGGTTGAAATGGATGAGAGAGTATCGTCTTTTAATATACTCTCAAATTGTGTAGAAATCGAAATGAATACAGGAGATGATATTTCTATAATTGTATGGGAGGATGTGCCAAAAATCTTACCAGTATTCATTGCAGTAGTCGAATTCATCAAGTGGTATAACGCAAATAAATAAAAATATGAAAGAACAATTCACAACACAAGAAATCTCTTTGAAGCTTGAAAAATTAGGGTTTAAAGAGAAATGTTTAGCTTCCTACTTTGTTTTCGGTGATGGTGTGGCAAGGGATGGGAAATATGGTCAAACTGAACCCGAATTATTCATATTTGGAATTAATGAGCATCATTATACTATTGATGAGAGAAGCGAGGAGTTAGGCATGTATGCTTATCATGTAGTAAGTGTACCTCTCTGGCAGCAGGTGATTGATTGGTTAAGGGAGAATCACAAGATATGGATTAATTCTGTATCATCACATAAAGGAATATTCTGTTTTCTTGTAGCTGATCAGGCTAATTTACTGAGTTTTGGTATTCATGATATAAAATATCCTTCTTACCATGAAGCAAGGGAACAAGCAGTATTGAAAGCACTTGAACTCATAAAAAAAGAGAAGGATAAAAAACTGAATAATAATGAGAGCAATAAAAAGAAATGAAATTGACCCAATAAAAATGTCAACTAATCCTCCAAAAGAAATAGTTAATTGTGGATTTAAAGTGATAAACTCAGCCGATAATTGTATTTATGATTACGTAGGAATTGGGTGGATAAAGGGTAGAAGAGCAGAAAGAGAAGACTACTTAAATATACCTCAATTAATTGATTAAAGTATGAAAAAAGCTGAAGAATATCTCAAAGAAAATGATGATGGACTTATTCAGAGAAATGTTTTTAATTTTCAAATTGGTAGTTGGGTAAAAGCAGTATCAAAAGATGTAGCTATCAAAGCAATCAGAAGGGCTCAGGAAGATGCGATCAGGGAGACTGTTAAAGAGTGTGCTAAAAGTGTCTCAATGAATCTCCATAATCAAATTGATGGAGAATTTAAGAGTGTCAAAGTTGGCAAGACGTTCTCTATAAATGATAATACTTATGTTGAGATTGATATGGAATCAGTCCCTAAAGTAGCTGACAAATTAATTAAAGAATTATGATAACACTACCTTATTGGAGAGTATTCACTACACAGTATGGCAAGAAATGGTTTGTAGTGGAAGTAAACAAGAATAACTCCCCTACTTGTATCATGTTAAAAGGATCTCCATCATTAAAAGATTCTGTTCTTAAAACAGATCTCGAAACAGCTAAAGAAATAGCAAGAGCAGGAAAGACATTAGGAAGATTGTGGGGAATAGTATCAGATACAGGTGTGCAACTTGTTATTAATAAGTATGACAATGAATTTAAAAAGGTGATATGAAAAAAACATCAGCAGAAATAGTAGCGGACTCAATTAGTCCACAAGGTCACAGGATTATACTGAATAATTAATATTAAGTATGTACGGATTCATATATTGTACAACAAATCTTTTAAATGGGAAAAGGTATGTTGGTAAAAGAGTTATTAGAAATAATAAAAAGGACAGTACCTATATGGGGTCTGGATTAATTATTAAAAAGGCAATTCAAAAATATGGTCTTGACAATTTTCGCAGAGAAGTATTGTGCGAATGCAACTCTAAAACTGAATTAGAAGATTCTGAGATCCTTTATATTAAAGAATTAAACACAATTTATCCTAATGGCTATAACATTTCAAGAACCTCATTTGGTGGCAATTATATTGAGAACCATCCAGACAAAGACTCTATTGTTAAGCACAGGCTAAAAATGGTTCGATCCTTTGTAAGAAGCGCAGAATGGAAACGGAGAATTGGAGATAGAAGTAGAGGAGTTCCTCTAACAGAGGAGCATAAAGATAAGATAAGAGCTACTAAAGCCAATAATCCCTATAAGCATTCTCCAGAAATAATCGCATTACTAAAATCTAAGCTGATAGGAAGAAAAATGACTGAAGAACAGAAGATTAAAATTTCTAATTCATTATCCGGGAAACCAAAAACAAAAGAACACAATGAAAAAGTAAAACAGTCCCTATTAGGTAAGAAAAGACCACATGAAGTGGTAAACAAAATGTCTATATCAATGAAGAAAAAATATAATGAAGGTTGGGTATCCCCTGTTCAAATTGAGGTACATCAATACGATAAAGGGAATGGTAACTATATTCAATCATTTAAGTCTGCAACAATAGCTGGCAAAGTATTGAACATTGATAGGAAGGCAATAACAAATAATTGTATAGGTAAAACTAAGTCATCCGGTGGATTTATCTGGTCAAAAACTAAAAAAGGAAATGTGTATGAATAAAATTAATGCTGTAATAATTGCTGATTCTATTGCTAACAATAGCAGAATCACAACATTTTTGGTAGATGTTCCTCAAATAATTGTTAAAGAGTTGCTTAGGCATAGAATGTTTAGCTTCTCAAGTTCATCAATGAGAGCAATACCTTTTAAAAGGGTGTTGCAAGATATCAAAGAGAATATGTTCGTGCCGATGGCTTTTCAATGTCATCATTCTGGCATGCAGGGTACTGAGTATTTATCTGGTCAAGAACTTGAGAATGCGAAGCTACAATGGATTCAATCTGGATTGAAGGCTTGTGATGAGGCTGAGAGACTTTATAATCTTGGAGTAACTAAACAACTTTGCTCAAGAATTATTGAGTCTTTCGGATATGCCAAAATTCTTATCACTGCTACCGAATTTGAGAATTTCTTTGAATTGAGGTGTCCAAAGTATTACTTCGAACCTTCTGATAAATACTTCCGAAGTCGTAGAGAATTTGTAGAAGAGTGGAATGCTACCTTCTGGGTTGGATCAGATATTTCAGAAAAGGCCACTGTTGATTCATGGACATTTGAGCAATGGCAAGAGAGATTTAATCATTCTCAGGCAGAAATCCACATACAAGCACTTGCTGAAGTTATGTGGGATACAATGAATGAAAGCACTCCTAAAGAGTTGAAAGCTGGAGAGTGGCATATTCCTTTTGGGGATAAGATGGATGAAAACAAGCTCGAAGGCTTGGAATTCTTTTTATCTGATGTACCAAACGGACTTCACAAGATTGTAGCAGGAAACTATGTAATCTATACAGGTAGAAAAGGATATGCCAAACTTCAGAGCGCATTAGAGAAGATGTTAGGAAAAGATCCTTTTGAGAAAATCAAGGTCAAAGTAGCCACTGCCAGATGTGCTCGATTAAGCTACATGACCCACGATGGAGAGATCAATTACGAGAAGGACATAAAACTGCATGATCAGTTGTTGAGGGATAGGCATTTAAGTCCATTCGAGCATTGTGCCAAGGTTATGAATAATGATGAATATTTTGAATTTGCTAAGGGCAGGATGTTGGTTCGGGATGGCTATGGCAATGGGGACTCTTTAGAGCAAGATATTGATAACAACACACATGGCTGGTGCAACAACTTTCGAGGGTGGATACAGTACAGACATTTAATTGAAAATAATTTATAAGTATGAAAATACCAAGTTTTTTAAAAAGAATAGATTGGGATCTCTTAAAGCAACAAAAAGAGTCTTTACTAAATACTATAAATAATATAGAATCATACGCAAAAATGCACGAAACAAGTGGTTTTTATGAGGTTGCTGGGGATTTTAGGAAAGATGTTAAGAGTTTAGAAGGAATTTTAAATCTTATAGATTCTATCCAAGACTTTGCAGTAGATGTTATGGATTTAAGTGAAGATAAGGTTTTTAACTTAAAAAATAAACGTATGAAGAAGTATTCAATCCCTATTAGGTGGGAAGCATATAAGAGAGTAGACGTAGAAGCTGAAAATCTACAAGAAGCTGTTGAAAAGGCAGTGAGAGAATTTTTGTCAATACCTGATGATGAATATATAGATGATTCTTGGGAAGTTGATGATATAATATGTGAAGAGGTCGAAGAAGACTATGATATGGATAAGTTATATGAAAATTTAAACTGGTAAAAAAGCAAAATATGCTTATAGGAATTAGTGGTAAAGCACAGGTAGGTAAAGATACTGTATGTAAGATTATACAATGTCTTACTGCTTATAAATCTGATATAGCAGATAATGTAATATCTCGTATCAATCATCCACAATGGGTTTTGGATGATTATTCTCCATTTATAAATAAGAAATTCGCTCATAAAGTTAAAGAAATAGCCTCTATACTAACTGGAATACCTTTATCAGACTTTGAAAAAGAAGAAATAAAGAACTCTACTTTAGGTATAGAGTGGACTGTAGAGAGGATGCCAAAATTAATGGAGGGGCCTAAAGGAGCAGATGCACACTATGATTATTTCAAATCCCCATTAACAGTGCGGGAGGTGTTACAACTCATAGGTACTGAATGTATGAGGGACGGGTTGCATGAAGATGTGTGGGTTAATGCTTTGTTCTCTGAGTATAAAGCTCATAAAATGGATGAATATTATCCTAGTAACTGGATAATAACTGATGTTAGATTTCGCAATGAACTGGAGGCTATTAAAGAAAGGGGAGGAATATTGATTAGGGTTAATAGGAATACTGAAAATACAACCTACTCCCACCATTATTCTGAAGTAGCTTTGGACAACTATAAAGACTGGGACTTTATTATAGATAATTCCGGTGATATTCCTCAACTTATAGAAAAAGTGAGAGAGTTATTAAAAACAGCTAATATTTTAAAAAATGCCTGACATATCATTATGTAAAAACTATGACTGCGTTTTAAAAAATAACTGTTATAGGTATAAAGCAGTCCCATCTGAGAAACAGGCTTATTCTATGTTTTTCCCAAGAGAGGACGGATCTTGTGAGTTTTTTTATGATATAAGAAAGATGTATAATCCAAAAATAGACAAGAATGGAGATTAAAAAGCCTAAAAATAGCAACTATGCTGCAGTGGTTACTAAAATAACTTCTTTAATCCCCCTAGAGGGTTGTGATTTTGTACAAGCTGTTATTATTATGGGAAATCAGGTTATAGTAGATAAAAGCACTAAAGTTGGAGATATGGGATTATATTTTCCTTTGGAATGTCAACTTTCTAGTGAGTATGTATCTAATAATAACT